GCGATCGACAAATATCTGCCGAACAATGCATTACGCGAATCCCATGAGAATTAGGCGCAGATCAAGACCGAAAACCCGAGCGAGTTGGACGCCCGAACGCTCAAGACTTGCTCACGAAAAAGATTCCTTACTTTGCGTATCATTCATGCGAATTCACCTCTTGCACCCTAGCCAGCAGCTCAGCCAGCGGCGACACAGCCCTCACGAACGCATCACGCCTATGCTTCGGCCACTCGCTCACCTTATCCTCTCCCCACTTAGCAAACAACAGCCGCAGCTTCTGGCTATAGCCCAACAGCGCCGTGGTATCAGTCCCATCAGCCCTGCTTGGCCTCTCTCCACTGCTAGCCTCTGGACTATCCAACAGCGCAAACGTAAGCTGACTCGGATCGTCCAACGACGGGTTGCGCCGCATCACCTTGGCCGCACGCATCGCGAAGTCAGTGACCCTGGTATTGCTGCACAGTGACGCAAGCCATGTGCCCTCCTCTCCCTTGTGCCGCTTAGCCAACTCTTCGATGTGCTGCCCTAGCTCAGCGCCCAGCTTGACAGCATCCACAACCTGCCCATCCACGGCAGCCAACGCAGCCTCCACCTGCGGTATTAGCTCAATGGCCCGTGCCTCTCTAGCGTCGTATTCGGTTAGTGTCGTGCTCATCGTGTGGTGTAGTTAAGAAACATGGCCTGCCATGTGCTAATCTGCGTTTGGTTAGCCTGATTGTATTTGTCTGCGTTTTCCTTCGCTTGATTGACCCAGACAGCCAAGGCAAGCCCTGCAAAAAAAGCGATCAGGTATTTCACAATTCAACCTCCTCACAGTAATCGTTTCTGGCCTTTCGGCTATTCTCCACCGCCTCATCATCCCGCATCCAACGGCTAGGCTGGAGTTTAAAGGTCTTGGCGAAATCCTGCATCTGCACCGATATGGCCGCTCTTGTGCATCCTACCAATCGCGCAGTCTCAGCCACGTTGCGCTCGTCGTGCAGCGGCAGATCCAGCGCATAAATCAGCCCCCATTTTTTCGGCGGCGCGTAAGGCTGGGTCAGCCACAAAATGATCTCAGTCAACCACTCATGCGTCTTGTGCTGGGTCTCCTCTAGTCGCTCCTGGATCTGCAATCGAGCCAGAGTAACCACCGCCCTAAACTCGTCAGGGTGCAATTTGCCCCTCGCCCGTTCCGTCAGGCTTTGGCATTCTCGCAAGTGCAGATCGTCCATTGCTGGAGTTCTTAACACTTTGCGCGAGTTCTGGCAATTAAAATTTATTGGGTCAAAACCCGTTTTGGCACTGCCAACCGCTTCCGCGCTTTGGCTTCGTGAGCAAGTCTTGAGCGTTCGGGCGTCCAACTCGCTCGGGTTTTCGGTCTTGATCTGCGCCTAATTCTCATGGGATTCGCGTAATGCATTGTTCGGCAGATATTTGTCGATCGCATCACGGCACGTCGGCAGCTTGGCATTCCCGCCCTTGGAGTCGTGCAGGTCGATCCCCGGAAAGGCATTGTCCCGTGGGTAGCTGTTGCCCGCCATGAACCTTACCACGTTGTGATTGATGATGAGTTCCCACCCGTAGTTGGTGCCATACCGCTCATTGAGAGCCGCGTGCGCCGCTTCGAGATAGTCGAGTCGCGCCTTGTCCCGTAGTAGTGCATCGTATTCCTCGCGCGGCACCGTAACAGCCGAACAAGGCGTGGCTGGAGCAACCGCTGCCAGCGTTGGAGTTGGTTCTGTTTTCATAGCGTTTTCTCGCTGGCACCGATGCCAGCACTTTTTGCGTTATCGATACTCACGCACATCAAGTTTCCCTGGCCGCGTAGCACCAAGGTCAATACCAAGATTCTTGGCAGCGCCAAGGATACAGTATTCGCAAGCATCCGTTTCCGCATTACTCTCACCACCCTCCAGTGGCAGCCCCGCGATCTTGCGAAAATAGTGAATTGCGGCAAGAAGGTTTGCCGCAGCGCTTTGTGCTTCCTCGGTGGTTATTTTCAAAGTTTTGTCTTTAGGGTCGAAGGTCATAATCGATAACAAGTTGAGGCACCCAACCGGCGAAGGGCGCGTTGTAGCATTCGGATCACACCCCGCCGGTCGGGTGTTCTTGATTGTTAGCCGGAGAGGGATTGGACCTCTCCGGCGGAGTTTTAGCATGCAGCGATGCGTTCCCCGAGAATCTCGGAGTATTCACCCATGCACGATTTCTGGCGAACCAGCCGTTCCCGTTCGTCGTCTGGCAGGCCAGCGAAGATCGGTGATGATTCGATGAACTCGCCCAGCTTGGTGAGCTTTTCATCCAGTTCGGACTTTTCGTCCACGACACGTTGTTGATGCGGTTGCATATTTTTGTTTGGTGTTTCCGCGTTGCTCGAACGGCTAACAAGTCGGTCGAGGCAACGGCGGGAAAGTTTCTAGTCGAGGTCGGCGTCATTCGCGCCGTGCCTCACCTCTGCGTTCAAACTCTCAAAACCCCTCCTCGTTCCCGCGCATTGACTCCCAAGAGTCTCATTGCAAGCCTCAGTTCCCGTTGCCCTGTCGCTCACATCACCATCCGGCAAACAGCCCTCAGGTAGGTCCGTTAAAATCATCGTCAGCACATCCGCGATTGCGTGGACGCCTCTCGGTAAATCATTGGTTCTCATCGTTTTTTCCTCCTTGTGGTTGTCATTGTTTCTGTCCAGTCGGGTTCTGACTCATCTTCGCCTATCTCCCGAAATCTAAAGCTAGCACCAGCAAACCTTAGCTGAATGCGTCCACCTCTCGGCCCTCCCCGATTTTTCTTGATGTCGAGCGACCTGCGTGATTCATCGACCTGGCCTTCGACTTCGATCTTGCTCACATACAAAACCTTGTCCGCGTGCTGCCCGATAGCGCGAGACTCTCGCAGTTGCCCGTCGTCGTTAAGTTGCGATCCAGTCAAGATCGTGACCGCTTTCCTCTTCGCTAAGTTCTTCAGCTTTCGCGCCACGTCTGAAACAGCCTGCTCCCTGTTGGTTCCCTTGGTCACGGCCACGTCCAGCAGTTGCAGGTAATCGACCATCACGACGCGATAATCCCCCTGCTCGATGTCGTTGATGATGTCGTCAGCCATTGCGCCATCGACGTTGACGTAATCGACTCCCACTTTTTGCAATCGCTTAAACGATGCAGCCAGCGCTTGCTTTTCTTCGTGCGTCATCATGCCAGTCAGCAAGCTCTTGCTATTGACGCCGCTATCGGACGCCAGAAAGCGCAGCGCCTGCTCCTCAATCGGCATCTCGAGCTGATACACCGCAGCCTTGCATCCAATCATGACAGCGCCTTCCAGAATGTTTTGCATCACCGTTGACTTGCCGTCGCTCGGACCGCCGGCAATCACCCAAAGATGCCCGGGCTGAAGGCCATACGTCAGCGAATCCAGAAGCGGGAATCCTGTGGTCAGCCCTGGAATCTCACCAGGACGCGCTGCACGGGCTTCGATGGTGTCGAGCGCTATCTCCATAGCCTGGGCGCTTGAAAGGCGCTCCAGGCGCTTTCCTGGCAGTTTTCCAGCCGAGTCTAGCTCTTCTCGGATCTCAGCGAGCAATGCAGCGGCGTCATTGGTGCCGACGGTCAGAGCAAGGTTGAGGCGCTCCGAAGCCGTCTGGTGGCATTGCAGGGCTCGCCGCAGGGTCGTAGCGTCTCGGACGGTGGCGAGATGGTGCGCCGCCATCGACATGATTGGGAAGCTTGCCCAAAGCTCTGAGACGCCAGCCGGACCACCGACGGCGTCGAGCTTACCGCGCCGGCGCAGCACGTTGGTGATGGTCGTCATGTCGTAAGCATCGCCGCATTCGGTGATGGCTTCGAAGATTAGCCGGTTGGATTGCTCCGCGAAAAGCACAGGCGAAAGCTGGCTTGCGTGCTTGCGCGTCCATTCGGGATCTTGGGCGATGATGGAAAGCAGGGTGTGTTCGGAGTTCATTTCAAATTAATCTTAACTGGCTTTGATTTCTCACTTTCCCATTTGAACGCCCTGTCCATTTCTCCTACCCAGTTGTTGAGCAAAGTGCAAACATCTTGCCTGAGTGTTTTGTGATCGGAGAGGTAATAGGCGTTCATGTCCTTGATACCATCGAGAATAGTTTGGTGCGGAATGGCGTTGTATGCCTTCAACTCTTTTTCGCTCCAAGGTGTTGTATCTCTTCGCGCAAACCATCCGTTAATCACCATCTGCTCAGCGGTGGGCTTCCATTCTGATTTTGGTTTTTTGGGCTCCTTTTCCGTTTCCGTTTCTTGTTCCGATTCCTTATCCTTATACTTTTCCTTTTCTTGGGGGGTATGGATACCCTTTGGATACCCTTTCAAACCATGCTTTTCCAAGCTAGAAAAAACAGGGTTGTGAGCTTTGCAGTCCCTCGAAAGTGTCCCGTATTGGTAGTGGATGAACTTCGGTATGAAGTATTTACCGCATTCCAATTTCGTTACTCTATCGTTAAACTGCGACAAAACTTCATCGCCGTAATCGAATCCGATTTGAAACGACGCTAGCTCGATGTCTGGCTCAATAATTCCTGCCCCATCACACTTGTCTAGCAGCCATTGCCAGAGCAATTTTAACTCTGGTGATAGGCGTCTAAACCAAGGATCTTCCCATTTCTGGGTCTCGGTGAATCGCTTCATTTGCGTGCGCTTCTATGGCGATGGTTCTTTATCATTTCAGCCTGAGCAAGTATCATGTCATCGCGGCGTTCAGATTGAATACTTTCGACCGCAATTGTAAATTCCTCAATGTCGCTTACGCTAAATGATGGAAAGGTAAATTGCTTTTCGTGACACGTCTCACAAAGGCAAATCAATGATTCATTTGGATAATCCCAAGGCTCACGCCCTCTCTTGTAATACAGATGATGAGTGTGAAGGGTTGAATCCACATCTCCACAAATCCGACATTTCCACCCGTCCAACTCCATAATCTCCAACCGTTTCTTCTGCCAGCGTGGATCCCTCAATTTCTCAGCGTATGTCATAAAGCACAAAAAAGCCCACCCCAAGCGTTCCCCACCGCCCGAAGGCAGTGGCAAGGGGTGAGCAAATTTTTCGGTTTCGATTTCATCGGGAACGACGATGACAGTGAATAATAACCCAGTTAAAACCGGATTCAAATTGTTGTTTCTTGGCGCGCCCTCAATCCCTTATGGAATCAAGGTTTGGGTCTCCATTTCACGTCTTGAAGCTCCATCTTGACCGACGCAGGCGGCATAGGAATAACCGCGCGCACAGCCATCAGGATGATGTAAGTATCACCCCAAGACTCCCGATCTCCAGACCGCAAACAGCCGCAGGATTCCAGCCAATCTTGACTCGACTCAGTGCTGATATGCTCTTCCGCCTGCTGCTTGGAATCGAACGGCCCTAGTGCTTGATAGGTTCCGACAGTGTTACCGCCCAGTCCCGTATCAATCACCCAAAACTGGGGCTTCTTTTTCTTTGGTTTCGTGCTCATATTAAAACGGAATGTCGTCCCCCTCGGTAAAAACGCTCTCCATCGTCTCGCGCTCGTGTCGCCGTTCGCGTGGCTGTTCGCGGCCCTGCCTTTTGCCGCTCACGTTCTTCCCGTTGCCCAGGATTGGCATCTCCACACGGGCTTCCCGCTCCTCCTTGGTGAGTCCCTGTTTGACCATGTAATCGCCGTACTCGCTGTCCGGTGTTTCGATCAGGATCAGTTCAAGAAACTTCGCCTTCTCTCCGTTCCTGCGGGTGACTTGCTTGAGTCGTGATTTGTCGATTTGGGTTACGTCTATGCTTAGTGTTATCATGTTTTGGTTTGGTTAGATTTCTTCCGCAATAATTAGTTCTACTCTCGGTTCCTTGTCCCGCGTCACAATAACCGGACGCAGCGGCCAAAGGTCTTTGTCATTCTCGATCACTCCCGCATCTTGCAGCCCATCGAACGCAGACTTCAGCGCGTCAATTAGGTTAGTCGGGTCCAGGTGTCGCGCTGTCGGAAAGTAAGCCGTGACTTGCACGGTTGCCTTTTTCCAGCGCGGACATTTTCCGCCGCAAGCTTTTAGTGCCAGCATGTGAGTCTGGAAGCGGTAAGATTTAACGGCGGATGATTTCTTAGCCCAGTGGACCCGCGCATTGTTGCGCAAAGCTGGGGGCGGTAGCGGTATGGTGATAGTTAGCGTGTTCATTTAAACGCCTCTCCAATAAGCCAGAAAATGATGAATCCAACAAGTGTCCCGATAAGTGATAGTTCGATTGGTGTCATGCTACTTTGCTCCTTTGGTATCTTTCTTTGGCTTGTGCTGCGTGCGTTCTGGCGCAACAAGAGCAGCGGCTTGCGCTCTTAGTTGTAGCCCTTCCGCAGTCCACGCAGCCCTTAGCTTTGCGCTGCTCATAGTATCGACGTTGATAGTCTCGTTGTTTCATTCTTCACCTCCCGTCTCACATTCACAATCGCTATGATCTTCACCGCAGCTTGTGCATTGGCATTTGCAATCTTCAAGGTAAGCGTCGCAGTGGCCGCAGACAGTAACCCATCCAGTGCCGTCGCAGTCTTCACACTTTTTTTTGTGGTCATGCCACGCGCTGCGACCAGTGCCTTTGCACTCGCCGCATTTGCGCTTAATCTCATCGGGAAAGGTCATGGCAGCACCTCCTTAGCTTTGGTGAGTGCTACCTCAACAATCTCACCCGCTCGCCCTGGTAGGTTAAGCCATTGGGCATCATTCAACTCTTGCAACGCATCCCGCAACTCCCGAGCCATATGTCGCAGCGCGATGCATTCGTCAACACGTCGCTTCACGCTGTCTAGTGCCGCGCTTTCGTAGTCTTGATGCATATGGCGTGCATCTGCTGCGCTTTCTGGCGTGTCGCACATGGCGATGACATCGCAAGCTACTAGGCGCATCTGTTCGCGCTCTAGTGCTGCTAGTGCATCGTTTCGCTTTTGCTCTAAGCTGCGAGCAAAATCAGCCAATACAATATCGCCATATGCATTCTTGCCGTCACGCTTGATGTAGATTTCAACGCATGAGTCGTCGCAATCTAGATGAGTCATACTCGCCTCTGTATCCGTTTCTGGAGTTTCTATATTTAATCTTGCTTCAATCATTTCAATACCTCCTTTGCTTTGGTGAGTGCCGCGTTGACTTGATTCTGAGTTCTAGAAAACAAGCTCGTTGGGTGAGTGTTTATGAGCGTCAGAATAAAGCCTTGCTGTTTTTTCAGCGCATCCCGCAACTCCCGCGCAAATTCCCGCGTATCCCGCAGCAACTCCCAGGCGGCAAGTTCCGCTTGCGTGTCGTTCTCGCGTTCGGTTAGGTTGTCACCCGCCGCCTGCTCTTCGCCGAACTTTTTGCTGTAAGCTTGCGGTCCGCACTCCAGCAAAAACCTTATGCGCTCTGAAAGCTCGTAATTACCCGCTGCTATCAACGGTTGATAGGCGTCGTGAATGATGTTCCATAGCTGCTCGCGTTCGGAGTTTGCTTTAGCGATCTGCTCCCGCGCTTCGTCGCGCTCTTCAGTCAACCGCTTGACGCAAGTTCGGTTGTGATCACGCGCCTTCACCGCCTCTGCGAGTTCGCACTCAAGCTTGCGGATTGTGTTGAGTAAGTCATCCGTGTCCGGCGTTGGTTGGTCACTCATGCTTTCACCTCCTCAATCTGTTGTGCGGTTTCCTTGCTCTCTGTCGCGCCTTGCAGCACATCCTTGATAGTCGCATCAAGCGCCTTGCCCTTCGCGCCTGTAGCGTCTCTGAGTAGCGTCTTGAGCGCGTCCTTGGTCACAGAGCAGGCTCCCGTGAAAACCTCAGCCTTAACGCCTAGCTCTTCGCACTTCGACCACACTGCGCCAACGTCGGTGATCTTCTCTCGCATCTGGCCGGGTTTCATTCGGTAGCTTGGAATCTCGCCTTCTTCCACTCGCTTGCGCATCGCTCCTTCAATCGCTGCCGTATACCAGCCAACGAGTTTCAAGCCGCGATACAGCGCCGTCAGCGTCTGCGGTGTCATCTCCATTGCTCGAGCAAACAGTGCGGCCCGTGCGGTTGCGTCGTCGGCTGGCAGGGTTAGCGCCATGTTTTCAACGGGCTCAAGCGCAACGGAGCGAAGAGCAGGGCAACAAGCCTTAGCCTTGCAGTAGTGGCACCAAGCGCCAGGATTGAGGTCGTTAGGTGTTGCGGCCTTCACTGACTCAAGCAAGCGCATCATCCAGTTACGGGAGCTAATGAGCGCTCCAGCGTCATAATCCGCAACGCTTGCAGGCCCATCCCAAGGTTGGACGATAGCAACACGCACCGACTCCAGACGCCACCGACGAGCAGCCATGACAGCCAGTCCGCGCAGTTGCAGGTTTTCGGCGGCGTCAGCGACTTCACCGCGCCCCGTTTTGTAGTCCAGGACCAAGCCACGGCTGCCGTCGATAACGATCAGGTCAGCTTGTCCAGTGAAAACCAGATCCGCTGTGGTGTCGTCGTTGACTACGACCACGCCGCCGATTCGGGTTAGGCCTAGGCGCTGCTCCTTGTAAGCTATTCCGTCCATGTCGGGATTCCAGTCGCCTAACACCTTGTCGCCTTGTGCTCTACACATCTCCGCCGTCTGCTCCTCATCCGCTGAGAGCCCGGTCATGTCACCAGTCTCCAGCGCTCGATGGATGCGCGTTCCGGCCTCCGAGTCAGCATTGGACTCGTCGGGCATGTCCTTGGTCGCTAGCCAGGAGCCAGGGCAGTTGTGCAGCCGCTCAAGCGCAGATGCGCTAGGCAGTCCTTTGCGTGGGTCGCTCATGCCGCACCTCCCTTCACTTTTTGAATTGCCATCTGCACCGCCGCTTTGTTTGGCAAATTGTCGATGCTCGGCGGATGCTCTTGCTGAAATTTGCCAGCCACCGCACCAATGCCGAAGTCAGCGCGGCCATGCTTGCAGTAGACCGCGAATCGGCGCTGAAGCAGCTTTTTGTCTGCGGCGGTTAGGCTATCGAAATGCGACACTTCGCGGTCGAGTAGCTCGCGGACTGCCTTTAGGTTGAGTTTGATGGCGAGTCCGAATCCAGTGCCTGCGTCTCGATGGTAGATGGTCGTCGCGCTCACTTCGCACCTCCCTTCTTGATGCCTGCCACAATCGCTCCCCACGCGCTCACAATGTCAGCCAGCGCGTCGGGCGCTTGCTCTTCCATCGGCGCTTCAAGGTCCACAAAAAAGCCGCCAGCAGACGCTTCTTGCGCGACTTGCTCCCAGGTCAGGCCTTCATTGACCAAACGAGAGGCGAGGATTTCATAAGTCGTTGGACCATCGGCGGTGAGCGTCAGCGCTTCAGGCTCTTGCTTCGTTGGAAACAGCGCGACCTTCGCGGGTGTGACTTCGCGCTCTTGGACGGCATCCACAGCCTCCTCTGCGGTCATCATGCCAAGCGTAATGTCAGGAGCGTAGAGCCGAGCGAAGAAAGCGGCGGCACGGTAGCGCAGCATAAGCTCTGGCATCGTCTGCCACTTGGAGCCGTTCTTCGTGCTCCAGCCTTCCGCCTTGGCCATTTCCAAGGTGATCTTCGGCCCTTCCAACACTGTGCCGTCAGCCTTCGATTTGGTCCAGGCCACACAAGAGCGGGTTGGCTTGCCTTCATCGCCTTCCATGCGGAATTGAAGCGGCTCGAAGCGACCACTGGCGTTCACCATCGCAATCAGGAAGGTAGCGCGGAATGATGGCCGTCCGTGGATGATGTCGATGTTTTGCAACACCATGAACGGGTCAGCGCCGAGGCGTTTGGCGATGTTGATGCCAATCGCGCAGTTGGCCATGTTAGCTTGGAACTCTTTCGGGACGAGGGTTGATGTGGAGAACATCTTGGCTTGCCTTTGAAGCATCTCAAACGCGGCGTTCTCGCGCTGGATTTGGATGTCAGTGATTTCAGGTGTGGATAGTTCGGTTGTCATTGTGTTTTTGGGTTTGGGTTAGCGATTAAAGGCGCGACGATCTCCCGCCGCGAGGGCTTGACGGCAAGCCTTGCGCTTCTTGCGCTGGCTTCGCGTCGGTTCATTGACCAACTTCAGGCGGATGCGGAGTGATGGCATCGACATCACGCGACCACCAAGAGGCGAGTGCAATGTCACGGTTGCGGCTGTTTGAATGTCGGCCCCTGCTAGAGCGGCCATAATGATTGAAGGGTGAACTTTTGTTTTCATTGTGTTTTTGGTTTGGGTTTGGGGATTGGGTGTTGTGTTGTGGCGTGTCGTGTGGTGCCGTGAAGTGCCGTGGAGTGGTGTGAAGTGACGTGGCGTGTGGGAAATTAGATGTCGTGAAGTGGAGTGGCGTGACGTGTAGGGAAGTGCGGTGGTGGAAATTCAGAGCGGGCCCAAGTAAGTGCCGTAGATGCGCCCATTCTCGCGCACAGCGAGCTTGTAACGGCGTTGAATGTCGCGACGACGGCGGATAGATGCGATAGCCCAGTAGGGCAGGAAGGAATAGAGGAGGGATTTCATTGTTGTTCGTGGTGCTCGGTTAAGGTTTCGCCTTGATTGTTGACTCCAACTTGTTCATTTCCTCGCAAAGGTAATTGCAGTATGCGTCCATGTCATTCATCCTGGATTCAAGAGCATCAACTCTCGCGCTCAATTGCGCTGAATGGTCAGTCTTTACGGATGAGCGAACCCTTTTAAGGTCAGGATAAACCGCATTCCTGAAGGTTAAAATGCTAGTCGATGAAATGCTAAATCCAATGTCTTTGGATGCGGTTTGAGCAAGCTCTTCAGCGGACTTTTTTTCGCACATTTCCTTGTTCTTCTCAACCCATTGATAGACCTTATACTTTTGAACCGCATCCAAAACAAGGCGCGGTGATTCGGTGACTCCTTTTTTATGGAGTCGTTTAGGTGATGGTAGCGTAGTGTTATTCATATCGTTCGTTTTGGTTTTGGTTTTGGTCATGCCCGTTGATCCAGGCAAATTGTTGCGATAGGCCCGCCGTGCGTGATGCGGTAGCCTTGTTGGACTGCTGAGACTTCGAGCACTGCGGATTCGCCGGCATTCGGGACTCGGACCCAGGCGACGACATCGGAGTCAAGGCCGTTGGGCAGGTTGTCGGCTAGCTCGACAAGCTGGCGAATGAGGCTATCAATCGTCATTGGAACGTCGCGGCCCTCCATGCCTGAAGATCGTGCTTTGCCCAGCGCGCCAAAAGTTGCGCGTGCTTGACCTGCTTATCGCACAGCGGCAAGGTGCTGTGGTGGCGGCAGTATTGCCAAAAGGATGCGGATGCAATCCATCGCGCAAAGGTAAGCAATCGGCGAGTGTTAAGGGTCGGTTTCATCGTTCGATCTGTATTTGGTATTATCGGTGTTGTATGTAGTTATGGATTACGGCTTCTTGCGGTTGAGCGACTTTTCGAGCACGCGCTCGACGAAGTCCTGGAGCTTGTAACCATTGCGGCAAGCGTGGATCTTGAGCCGCCTGTGAAGGTCGGCGGTGACCTTGAGGGTCGCCGTTGGGATTTGTGGTGGTGGAGTGGTGATCATGGTGTTACAGTTCTGTAGTTGCCCTTGCTGGCAATTTCATGGCAAAATCAAAAGCGGCGGACTGACTGGCAAATACGCCCAATCCGTTAGAATTACCTATTGCAAACAGCGCATACTTTCGACCTCCGCATGGCCATGTGTAATAACCGTGATTTCTTACCGTTTGCTTGCGTGATGTTTTTGCCATAATCGTTCGTGTGGTTAACGAGATGATTAAATCACACGGTTTGCATCGCGTCAAATAAAAGTAGAAAATTCTTTTTCTGCACTTTGCGCTTTACAGTCAAAGGCCGCTGTGCGTTTGTGAAGTCCCATGAACGATTACGATGCCTTCATTGAAGCAAAGACGCGACGTGCCGCATCGCACGGCTTTGAACCATTACCAATCATCGCTCCTCTTTTCGAGTGGCAAGCTCACGTCCTGCGCTGGGCCGTCAGGCAAGGGAGGGCTGCTCTTTTTGAAGATTGTGGCTTGGGTAAAACGGCGCAGCAGCTTGAGTGGGCCTCTCAGGTCTGCCGCAAGACTGGCGGGAGCGTGTTGATTCTCACGCCGCTCGCAGTCGCTCACCAGACCGCGCAAGAGGCGCTGAAGTTTGGGCTGAGTGCGACGGTAGCCGAGAGCGGCGATGATGTCGCAAGCCCTGGCATCTGGATCACGAACTACGAGAAGTTGGAGAAGTTCGATTGCTCGATCTTCGCCGGCGTCGTTCTCGACGAATCGTCCATCCTGAAAAACTTTACGGGCAAAATGCGGAAGCTGCTCACCGATACCTTTGCCGAGACTCCCTATCGGCTGTGTTGCACGGCGACGCCATCGCCAAACGATTATACTGAGTTCGGTCAGCACGCTGATTTCCTCGGCGTCTGCTCGCCAGCTCAGATGCTCGCCACGTTCTTCATCAACGATACCTTCAACACGGGCGATTGGAGACTCAAGGGCCACGCTGAGGCCGAGTTCTGGCGCTGGGTCGCAAGCTGGGCGGCGTGCGTTTCCAAGCCGTCCGATATTGGATTCTGCGATGATGGCTACGATTTGCCGCCGCTCAATCTCCAGACGCTCACCGTTGAAGTCGATCAAGTCGAAGGCGCGGGCGAGGGCGAGCTTTTCCGCGCTCCTACGCTGTCGGCCACGACGATGCACAAAGAGATGCGGCTCACCTCACCTGCTCGCGTCGCCAAGGTTGCTGAGATGGTTAATGCATCATCTGAGTCGTGGATTGTTTGGTGCAACACCAATGACGAGAGCGAGCAGCTAGCCAAGGCCATGCCCGACGCCGTCGAGATTCGCGGATCTGATACGTCCAAGAAAAAAGAGCAAGCCGCTGATGACTTCGTGAGCGGCAAGTTGCGCGTGCTGATTTCCAAGAGTGGCATCTTTGGATACGGCATGAATTGGCAGCATTGTCAGAACGTCGCCTTTGTCGGACTGTCATACTCATTTGAGGACTTCTATCAGGCTCTGCGCCGTTCCTACCGCTTCGGTCAAAAAAAGCCCGTCAACGCATTTATCGTTCAGGCGTCCACCGAGGATGCCATCATCAAAACCGTCAGGCGCAAAATCGAACAACACCAAAACATGCAGGAGCGGATGAAGATTGCGTCCGCCGCATTCAGCGAACATCAGACCAAAAAACTAACCATGAAAACGGACATCACCACGGCATACGGCAAGGACTGGACTCTTCACCACGGCGATTGCGTCCGAGTGGCAAAACAGATCGAAGACGACTCCATCGACTTCTCGGTATTCTCGCCACCATTCGCGGATCTCTTTACTTACTCCGACGATTTGCAGGACATGGGAAACTGCGCTGACTTGTCCGAGTTCACTCAGCACTTTGAACTGCTCATCGAGGAGCTGAAGCGCATCATGATTCCTGGGCGTGAGGTTGCTGTTCATTGCGTGGATCTTCTCAGCACGAAATGGAAGCACGGCAAGATTGAGTTTCAGGACTTCTCTGGCGAGATCATCCGCGCATTTTGGCGCAAGGGCTTTTTGTTCCACTCGCGTATCTGCATCTGGAAGTCTCCAGTTACCGAGATGCAGCGCACCAAGGCCCATGGACTGCTCTACAAGACGCTCAAAGCTGACTCCTGTGATTCGCGTGTTGGATGCTCTGACTATCTGCTCGTGTTCCGCAAGCCAGGAGAGAATCCAAAGCCAGTGACAAAAGACCCTGCTCGATATCCTGTGGACTGGTGGCAAGAGGTCGCGTCGCCAGTCTGGATGACCGTCGATCAAGGGCGCGTTTTGAATCGCGATGGCGCGCGTGACGATCAAGACGAGCGGCATATTTGCCCGTTGCAGCTCGACGTCATCGAGCGCGCTGTTACGCTCTGGAGCAATGAAGGCGATCTCGTTTACTCGCCGTTCACCGGCATTGGAAGCGAAGGCTACGCATCGCTTGAGTTGAATCGGCGCTTTGTTGGTAGCGAGCTGAAGGAGTCGTATTTCAAGCAAGCATGCCAGAACCTGCAAAACGCTAAGTCTCAGCTCACGCTGTTTTGATGCGAAAGGGCGTCACCAGCAAGCCACCACGGGAACAACAACAAACCCTTTAAACTTGCCGGTGACGCCACATTTTACACGCAAAACCGAATCCGCGAACGAATGGTCGAGATATGCCGACGCTTGCGAAACACGCCGCCACCTTCGCGAGATCCGCTTGAGTCGGTGTTGCCTTCGACTGTCATCACAAAGCCGTTCTTGTCGGGCGCAGATACGGCAAAGCCAACGTGCGAAAAGGTAAAGACAACGATGTCACCGGGGGCAATGTCGCCACGGTGCGGCTTGCGCGTCCAGGTGCTGTCGTCCTGCTTGCGGCTCCAATTCTCCATGTCCCATGCGCCTGCCGTGCGTGGTCGCTGAAACGTCTTGGTTTCCTTCACGCCTGCCGCTGTCATTGCTTCGCGCACCACCCAGCAAACAAACGCTGCGCACCAAGGCCAGGCCTTCTTTGGGTCGAGCCACGTTGCCGCCTTGTATTCGTCCACACGGGGGCCACAGTTGCTGCCATTGATCTCGGTAACTCCAATCTCTGCGGAGGCAATGCGGACGATTTGAGGAGGGAGTAGCGCGCTCATGCTAGAAGTGTATGGTAATCTTTGCTTGTGGCCCCAAGGCTCTGAGAAGCGACATTGCGTCTCGAGTCTCAGCGACCATTTCGAACGCGCCAATGTCAGGCTTGAACGTGATCTCAGCCGTGATCGGTTGCGGCTGCGGTGCTGTTGCTCTGGCGATCTGCTCTTCATGAGCCGCGAATACGTGTGGCGCGATGCTGGACACGTCGGGCTCTGAAAAGGCCAGTTCGTGAATCGACTGCACGCGCTCCCGCTGCGTGCGCAGGTTGGTGTTGATGATGTCGTTTATGGATATGCCTTCGCTCATGGTGGTGATTTGATTACAGTCCAGCACATCCATCCGATTGCAAGCCACAACGCCACAGCCAAGATTAGCACAAGGGCGACAGCGAGCCTTTCCTTGATGCGTTCGATCTTGTGGCGGAGATGGGCTTTGCCGGTCATGGGTTTTTGCGCGCCGCAAAGGACAGCCCAAGCTCAACCAGCACAGCGACAGCCGCGACAACACCAGAGACGATGGCTTGCGTCTGGTCGCCATCTGCGCCGTTGGCTGCAAGCCAAGCGGTCAGCGGAGTTGTGATGTAAGCCGTGGCTTTGATAGCTTGGCGGATGATCCAGCCCTTGCTGGTGGTTAGTATAGCAACGAGTGAGTTCATTGGGATTTTGTCGAGTTTGATGTGGTGCGTGTTTTTGTGCCGTTGGCGGCGTAGATGTGAAGGCTCTGGAAAGCTCATGGCTGGCCGTGGGTCATGGCGTTAAATGGGCACTCCAGCCGCTTCGGGCATCGCTCAAACATCGATACCTTGGCAGAGTTCTGCCCGTTCTCGCGCTCAAGCCGCTCCATCTCCTGCCGTAGCTCTTCGACTGTTTCTTCAGCCTTAACCAGCCGAGCATACATGAGTTTTACGACCCAACAGAGAGCGCCAGTGACGCCAGAGAGAGCAGCTAAGAGAGCGGATTCGAGTGTCATTATTTCGCAAGAATCTGAGACCAAGCCTCGCGGTGGTCGATGTTGAGTTGGTTGGCGACGTGGACCACAAACGCATTGTCCGCCGGGATGCGGTTGACGCTGTGCCAGCGGAGCAGTGCCTTGCGGCGTTGGGTTTCGTCAGGAATGCTTTGCAGCGCGGCGTCAACGTGGGCGCTGGTGATGCCGTGGTCGTCGAGCCAATCGAGGACTTGGTATTTTTCGGCGTCGGGGAGTGGGGGCGGTGGGCGGTTGTCCCATGCAGCTTGCAGCTCCTCCAACGTCGGTGGCTCACCGGGGCCGATCCATGTAAGACCGTCGAGGGTGTCGCCGCGCAGTGACCACTGAGCGTTGGGGCGGGCTAAGATGATGGCTTCGGTTAGGTTCATGGCAGGATTTCCGTGGCAATCAAACGTGCAGTATTTGTTCCTCCAAAATATTGTGATGCCAGGGCATCTCTCAGCAGATAAACAGTCCCGGCTGTTCCAGCGCTACACCCTGCTCTTAATCTGTATGTCCTAGCGCTTGTAGATCCCGCCGAAATGCTAGCGCTCAAAACCATCGGACTCATGTAATTTGAGGTCGTAACGGTGTAATAAGTCGCTGCAAAAGCGTTAGATGCACTACCTTCAAATAAAGAAAAAATGATATTTCTAATTCCATTGGCCGAACCTTGCGATTCAAATTGCAAATGAATTGTTGATGCCGCATTTGTTGGTGTCAGTGTCACCGTTAAAAATTCAACCCCTTCGGTGGATTGTGGAATTGTGTCGTCTTGAGGAATTGTTGCTGTAATTGAAGCTGACGTTGTTGTTGTAGCCATCACTACCTGCGCAACTTTACCACCACCCCCACCCGCCGCCCACTTCACGCCACTTGCTTCTGCCGAATCCACTGTCAGCACATGCCCATTCGTTGTGCCAACTGCCACGCGGATGTTGTCGCTGCCGTTGTGAACGATCAGGTCGCCCTTGGTGGTGGTTGGGGCGAGGGCGTCGAAAGCTGCGACGGCGGTGGTTTGGCCTGTGCCGCCGTTGGCTATTGCAATGGGTGTAGATAGGTAGCCGAGCTGGACGATGCTACCAGCCACACTTGCGACGTTTAGCAGTTGTCCTGCGGTGCCTGCGGCTGTTGGTGTGACGAGGGTGTAGTCAGTTGTCGCGCCGCTGTCGATGGTGGTTCTGCTGCCTACTTGTCCAAGCTCAATAAAGCCCTGGAGAGTGTTAATAGTGCCGCCGCCTTCTTTTGTGATGATGTCGCCACCATCAAGCCCATTTGATCCGTCCGCCGCATTACTGCCGCTGGTTTCAATATTCCCAGCATTCCCGCCGCTATAATCCCCACCAGGATCACCACTTGTAAACCCATCGCCGCCAATGGTGTAAATATTACCACCTAAACCACCAGAGCCGCCGCCTGGACTTTGTGGCAACAAACCAGCATCGCCACCATAGGTCAAAAGATCGCCAGCGCGTGCCGTAAAAGCGCCATTGTCAGCGCCAGACTGCATTCCAATCTTCGCTCTTGTCGCTGACGTGCCTTCAATCGGCATTTCTAAGTAAGGGTCAACCCAGCGAATATCAGCGCCACCGAAAGCGCCTGAGTTGTTGAATTGCAGTTCGGTGTTAGCACCGCCTGGAGTTCCGCCGCCGCCGCTACCATTTGCAGCCGCAGTGACACGCCCCTTCGCATCAACGGTAATGTTTGCGCTGGTGTAGCTGCCGGGAGTGACTGCGGTGTTGGAAAGCGTGGTCGTGTTGCTGCCTGCTGGAGCCGTCACATCGCCAGTAAGAGCCTCGCGCCGAATGTTTGAGCCGCTGAATTCTAATCCGCCATCAAGCCCGACTTGTTGCGGGTCGCCGCTGCCGCTGGAATGCCTGCCGATTAGGTGACTACCGCTGATGTTCTGCATCTTCGCAAACGTCACCGCATCATTTGCAATCGTCGCCGCAAACGTGCCCGTGCCGCTGCCTGTAACGTCGCCCGTGAGAGCGATAGTTTGGTCGCCAGTGTTAGTCCCGCTTAGAGTCCCGCTTGCGCCGTCCGCAATCGTGATGCCGCTGTTCTGGATCAGTTTGCCCGTGGCCAAATTAAACCGCGCAATAGCGTTGTCCGTTGAGCTGGACGGCCCTACAACGTCACCTGAACCGCCACCACTCCCAGGCGGTCCCTGCGGTCCCGGCGCGGTGATGATAACGCGATTCCCGCTCTGGATCGCAACGCTGTTGCCTGTTTGAACGGTCACACTCATGCTTCTGGATCAACAATGATTTGGCCTTGAGCCAGTGGATAAACAGCGCCGCCGTTAGTTGTGCCGTTAAGGTCGAACCAATAGGGTCCCGGTGTTAGTGTCGCGGTTTCGACTGCATCGACATTCAACGCAAACTCGCCGCTAATCGCGCTGGTGATCGAGAAGTCGCCGTCTGCGGTTGTCCAAGTCGCCACGTCTTGACCGCCCGGCTTAACTTTGACCATGACAAGCTCGAACGTGTAGCCGGTGATGTCGATGGCTGTGCCGCTCGGATCTTGATAGGTGAAGGTCGCATCAAAGTCTGCGCCCTGATGGATAAATAAGGGCTGATCCGTCTGATTCGGCGGTGTGTTGTTTGAGTCGCAAGCCATCGAATAGAGCCATAGTCAAACAAGCTCACCGCTTGGAACGATCACGATCTGATTGCCGACCACCGTGGACTGCATATTAAAAACCAAAAGCTCCTCAGGACTTTGGCTGGCAATGCTGGCATACCATTGCCCATTGAAGGTGTTTTTTGTCAGCCGCACAAGCAAGCGCCGAACCCAGCCGGCCGAGCAAGTGCCAGTGCCCGAGTCGACAATGGATGGCGTGCTTTCATACTCTGGGGTGACCTCAGATTCTGCGGCGATCTCCAGATTGATGTCTCCGTTTTTATCAACTCGGATGACCTGATAGCCCGGCACTTGTGGCCCTGGTGGATTGATTGGGTCTGATGGTCTGTAATCCGTGACCGCGATGTAAGGCACAAAGCAGTAAATAAGCAGGTCAGATTCTGCCGCTGGATTGAACGTCAAGGTGCCCGTAGAGCCAGGAAATGATGAAGGGTAGGTGTAAGTAAATCCGTTGAGCCAGACCGCGCCAACAGTGAAGGAAACAAAGTTAAATCCAACAGTTATGGATGTGCCAGCCAGCGGTTGCGGCGCGCCTTTAACGTAAACCGTGTTGCCGATCTCTGCGACCACGTCGGCATCTTCTACGGTCAGACCGCGATCAGTCAGCACTTTGGCCCATTGGCGGAATGTGCGCTTGCTTAGAAGGCTCATAAGAAAGTGAACATGATGTGATGATTGGCTTGGATAACAAGTGAGACGTTTTGCTTGAGGAGTTGGTGCGTTGTCTCTTCTGTAAAGAAAGCAATCGGCACCGCAATAGATGAATCTGAAACAGACTGCCCGGTGATGTTAAACGAGCCAAGGAAAGCAGCGGGGTCGCTAATCTCAGCGATTGGCGCGATGGTCAAGCCGCCAGCCTGCACGACGTAATACGACTCGATTGGGTTGATGATTTGGTAAGGTGGATGGGCTGATGTGGTGATGCGTAGAACAACCCAAGCTGGAAAGCTCGTGATAACGAGCCCGCCGTTGTCAGTAATCACCCAGCTAGACGGAGTTGATGACGATGTGAAGTTTGTGACAAGGCCAGGCTGAAAGCGGACGGTGTTGCCAGACCTTGAAACCTTGAACGGGTGCCCGGTGTCCGCGCTTCGGCTCATCTTGAGCAAGTCATCGTTGCCAATCATGACTTCTCGCCCGTTGGTTAGCACTTTGCTGATTAGCGACTGGATCAGCCGCCATGCTTTGCGCGATGATGCTAAAGAGTTAGTTTTCATCAGGTAAAGTATGCGTCAATGCCAAGCGTTCCAATCGTCTGAAAATTGATGTTGCTACGGATAAAGACTTGCAGCGTTTGATTGCTGCGAAAGGCCACAGGGATGACTGCGCGCCCAAGAGATCCGACAGTGCCGTCCGGCATAACGCTTGCGCGCGCATTGAGTTCATTGCCAAGAATCCAAGTCGGCAAAGTGAGAAGGTTGATGGTGCCGCTAAATATAAACGACGCTGGCGATGATGACCCATCAATCTCGGTGATGGTTGGCTCGTAATCAAACGCAATGGAAATGTAACCGTCTTCTGGTGGAATCTCGCCTGAAATGGCGTATGATGTTCCGTTGATGGAAATGCCGATTGATGGGATGGTTTCTCTATTCACCGAGTCCTGCCCCTGCTGAACGTGCTGGTCACCACCAGAGATGATCTTGTCGAACTCGTCGCTAGTGATGCCTGCGTATTTGAGCGCAGGGCCGAGATAGGACTTGATCCAGCGCCAGCGCGCCAGCCCTTTGCCTTGATCGTCCTTTTTGCGCGGCTTCATTTTAGAAGGTTGCGGCGGCGTTGTAAGTGTAGGTCTCTTGGATTAGCCAAGTGGTAGTCCCGGCTAAATTTTCAGCTTCTCTGGATGTAAGCACCCAGCCGTTTGGCCAATGCCATTTAAGATCGCCGGTAAGAGTTGGCTCAAACACTCCTGGGTTAACTGGCGGAGCTTTTGCGCTTGGAATGTCAGACATTGAAGGAATGCCAGTTTGAACGTATACAGTCCTAACCTCTGGGCGCGGCCATAAAATGTCGCCTGAACGTGGATCAGTCCAGCCCCCGGTAAGATTGACAGCAATGTTTTCAATGCCCATCTCGCGAGCCGCTGTTGATAGGTGTATTTTTTCGTCTTTGGTGCGTAAAATGCCGCGATACTTTACGTTAGCGCGCCAGTATTCAAAATCAGGGTCAATGCGCTCAAAGCTAACATCTGAAACATACATTCCAGTTTCTTCACTAGATTGTTCTCCAATTGGAAAAAGAGCCTCATTGCCGACAATCCAAGTCTCAGACCCATCATCAAACCCTTCTTGGTTTTCAGTCCAGCTTGATCCCAGTTTGCGGTTGGTCTGCGTGCCGTAAAGCCCAACGCCAGTAACGCGCAATTCCGCCGTATCGTCAGGCTCAAAGTTGATCTCCACATCACGCGCCTTGAATCCACCGTAAGGCGCTGGCAGCGTATTGCCGGGAGCGATGAAAAGCGGATTGTCCGTAAAGTAAACCGCGCTCAACTCATCCAGCCCATCAAATCGGCGGCGAATCGTTGGATTCTCCAGCCAGAAATTAGGCGAGCCTTCGGATAAGACGGGAGTCATTAGCCTTTAATGTCGAGCTTCATTTCAGCCGCCAGAATTGCACCAATCACAGCCGTCCCGGTTGCGCTGTCCACGATGTTGACTGTGACGCGAATGTCGAGCCAATCGCCAGGAGAAAGGGCGGTGGATGTGATGTCGAAGTCCTTGTCACCAAAGGTCAGAGATCGGATGGTCGTGGCCGCAGTGGTCACAAGGTCTGAACCCATGCCTGTGCTGCCATCCTGCGCCATCTTGTAACACTCCACGTCCACGGTAGCCGCGCCGCTTGATACGGTGGTGATCATGCCAGCGTGGAGCGTTAGGCGCACGCTTTGCCCTGCGACATACTCAGCCGGGAGCTGATAGCCTACGCGAGCGTAGCGCGTGACGGTGGTGTTTTTCACGTCGCCCGTGCCGATGTAGGGCGGTGCCGTGCCGAACGTGCCAGTGATCATCCCAAGGTCATCAGTGGCCGATGTGCCGGGAAGGGCAGTAGCGTAAGCGTCCCAGACCCTAAAGCGCTCAAGCGGGATCATGAATGACACGAAGTCATCTTGCACCAATGAAGAGCGCGGGATGTTCGGAAGATTACCGCGAACGATCAAGTCGCCTTCGATGTCGACGTTGTTGGGAATGCGTTGGGTTTGGGCTGCGGACATACGTTATTGGGGTTTTGTCAATCGACGGTAAGGAGCGCTTTAATGGTCTGCTCAAGCTGCTGGATGCTGCCGACCACTGGGCCCGAAGTGCTGGGCGGCGCTTTCATCGCGTCCAGATTCGGAGTCATGGGCCTTGCAAAGTTTTGGTCAATCTGATTGGCATTGAACTCAGCCAGCCCACCGAACCCACGGGAGTATGCGCCAGCGCGCTTTGCTGCGCTATCTGCTGCGCGCTGAGCGGCTCGGCCACGGGCTGCGCCAGCTCCGCCCTGCCGCTCTGAAGAGTAGCCTTGGATGCGGCCTTCTGGTCTGTCCTTAGCCTTCTGCGCTTTGTCCTCCAGCGCTTGCATTTGCTTTGCGATGTCGAGTGCGGTCTTAGCGTCGGTCTGGAGTTGCGTCTGGATCTCTCTGGCCTTTTGCTTCAGCGCAAGTTCCCGCTCTGCCGCTTTGATTGCCTCCTCGTCTCCGCTTGCTCTTACTTCCAAAAGCCTGATCTCGTCCTGCAGTGTTTGAGCTGCTTCTTCCTGGCCTTGGTTTTTGATTTGAGATGCTTTTTTGTCAGCGTCCTTTTTAGCCTTAATGTCGTCGAGCTTTTTCTTTTCTTGTTCTAGGTAGTCCAAAAGCTGGCGGTATGGAGTCAGGACGGATTTAACAGCATTAGCTTGTTCCTGAAGGTTCTTAGCCACATCATAGGTGCTAGCCTTTTGCTTTTCCTGAAGCCCTGCAATGGTCGTCGCGTTTTCAATTAGCTTGGCCTCTGCGCCAGCGTCCAAGCCAAACGATTTGATCTTTTGAATCTGCGCTTCCAGTTTGAGCTTTTGCTCAAGCGCTTGCACGGCTTTTTCATCGCCAGAAGCTTTAAGCTTCGCTAACATCACTTCATTTCCCGATGCCTTCACGATCTCGTTTTGAAGTCTGGCTTGCTGCTTTTTCAGCGCGATGGTGGCAATTTCTGACTCTTTTGTCTGGTCGTAATTACTCTCAGCCAAGCCAAATAGTGAAAGAAGTTCCTGAGACATTTGGCCAAAGCCACCGCCGTCTTGCCTTGATTGGGATTGAGACGCCATTGCTTTCTGAGCGTCTCTGATTTTGGTGAAAGCATCAAGAGAAGATTCAAGCGTTGCGCCACTTCCAGCTAACCTTGCAATCTCAGAGTTAAGCGCAGCGGCATCATTTAGCACTGTTCTAAATGCTTCGGATGATTTTTGGCCAAAGGTAAAAGCGGCGCCACCGACGGCAGCAAAGCCACCCGCTAGCGCGCCGAAATTACCAAACACGCTCAATAACTGCGGTGCTTGCTGGCTAAAGATCGTCAACGCTGACGTGCCCATTTGAGCCTGTACAGCAATGTCCTGGAGCTGCATGGAAATGCCAGCCGCCCGATTGCCACCGCCGCCTTTTCCTAGCGGTCCACTTTGCACTTGCTTGGAAAAAGCGCTAACGTCTGAGGTTGCCTTTTGCAGCCCAGCGCGCATCTGTGATGCATCTAATCCAAGTGTTACGGTTGCGTCTGCCATTACAATGTCGAGTTAGTCAATCGCTTCTCAATCGCTAGCCACCACCTGCCGTCTGGCGTTGATTCGGTTGTTGGCCATGTCATCACTTCTCCATCAAGTAGGCGTTGCGCGTGGAAGTATGCCCAGCCCTTAGCCAGTGGTAGCCTCCAATCAATTTCATGCTCATTCAGGCCCGTTGCCTTGTGGACGACTGCGATGTAAAGCGCATCTTCAACGGGCCATGCTAGTTTCCCGATTCAGCTCCGTTTGAAGGAATCGGCACGGCGCGAGTCAGGCTGGACTGAGTGACGATCTTGTCGGCAAGGTCGAGCAGTGGCCCGTTGTCATTGTCGCCCACGTTCTCGTCTGCCCATCGCCAAATCTCCGCGCTCATTGCCTCAGGATTGCGGCGCTTGGTGATCAGTTCGTCGGTGGGAGTCAGACACAGCCAGACAATCTTAGTTGCGTCGTCGAGTAGGCTGTTGTCCACGCCGTCGATACCGCGAAGGCGAATCCACTCACGACGCCTGCCGCTGGTAAATGGGCCGAGCGGTTGACCCTTCCATTCAAAGGTCGCGTCAAAGGCTTCTTCCCGCGCTTTCTCATGCGGGTCAATCGGCGCGGGTTGGTCAATCAGAATGGTTACTGATTCGGGCTGTTCCTCTCTGAGTTCGATGTCGTTCATGCAATTTTAAAGTGTCGTTTTACTTTGTCCATGATCGTTCCACTGGCGTTCTCCATGACGTAGGCGCGCCTGAAAGAGTTAGGCTTTCGGATCAGCACAGAGGCCCGTTGAGCCTTGACTTCGCCCAACAAATCACGACGAGCCTTCAATGCGTTGTAACCGGCCATGAAGTCGTCATCGAACTCGTCGAGCGTGCCAGCGCGTAACTCCTTGAGCAGTTGCGCGGCGTCCACGTTGTAAGCGCCGTGCGTGCCGATGAGATCCATGCCCATTGCGGGGACGTGGAAGCGGTGGGCGTTGCTGTGCCCGTCGATGGAGCAGACAGGAACGCCGATGGACGCAAGAGCAGCGCAAGCGTCAATGTCGCCCGTGTCGATCATAACGGCTTCTTGCGCGTGCGCCGTGCCGGGCTTGTAGATCATGAACTGCTTCTGCGCGGTGGTCACAAGCCGTTGCTGCTTGCCTTGTTTCAGCCAATCCATGAGTGCGTTGAGATTGTGCATCGCTCGCATTCCCATAAGCAGTGGATGATGCGGCGTGTTGCGCTCCATGTCGCCGCTGTCGTAGGCTTGGCGGATGTCGGAGAGTCGAGCTACTGGGAATCCCGGCGCGGTCGCAGTGCGAAAGAAGAATGATGCGACGGTGTGCCCGGTCTCGGCGTCGGTTTGCTTTTCAATGCGGCAAGGGAAGCCGAGCGCAGCAAAGCACGCTGCAATTTGGGTGTTTCGTTCAGGGGCGCTCCAGGCTTCCATAATCGTTCAGGTTCTGAGTGTCGGGATGGGTTAGGACATCAGCGGGTAATGCATCGCCGAAAAGCTGAAGGTCGGCGTCGTGTCAACGTTGTTGAGCGTGTCCTCAACGTCTTGGAAGATGATCTTGCCGCTTGCAGGATTAAAGCCGCGAATGGTCGTGGCGTAGTTGCTCAGCGCCGTGATGGTGGTGCCGGGATGGAAGGCGGCGAATGTCACGCGAGTTGTGCCGCTGATGCGACCCGCTGCGGTGATCTCCACCATTGGGTCAACGCCGCGATGGAAGATGGTGCTCTTGTTTGCGTTGCGCTTCGTCTCGTAAGTCCGACGAAACGCCATGGTGAAGGTGTCCAACAAAATCCCAGCCTCTCCGTCCTCGTCGAGGTCGTAAGCTGGAAGAACTCCTGTTTCGATTACTGCGGTAGCCATACTCCCTTACAGGAGTGTCAAAAACATTTCAGCCCCGACCTATTCAACAACTGGCTCCCGTCGAGGTGGGAAAGCACGTGTCTAATTGTGACTGAAATGGTGAGCGCCCAAGCCGCTTAGATGGCTGCGCTTAGCCTTTGCGAGCGGCGTTCACCGCGCGCTCAATCAATCTCTACCGCAAAACTGATGACTTGTCTAGTGTCGCGTTGATTGCTTTCTTCGTCCGTCTCCACGTCAAACGCGCCAAGCCACCGTTTCCGCAAAGCCCAGCCTGTGCGGTAAGTCGTCGTTTTGGTCGCGGCCCAGGTTGACCACGCCGACTCGTCACGGATGAAATCAGCCGCCGCCTTGCTCCATGTCGCCGCTTGCGCGTCGGTGGTGTCATTTGCGTTGGTCATGACGTGGACGGTCAGGTTGGCGTTGACCATGTAGTTCCCAGCGCGATCTCCATCCACCTCCAGCACAACGCAAGGCCGAGTCCTGGCCGCCGTCGAGCGTGACGCGACCTTCTGCACCGTCGCCGGGATGGTGGTCGCGGAGATGGTGGATAGGTAATCTGTAAAGATTGTCTCGAGTCGGATTGTCCAGTGGTCAGCCATTGAATTTCTTTTTAGCCTCTCCTCTGGCTCTATGGGTTAAATGATCAATGAATTTTTCTTTGTTGAGCTGCAAAACAGAATCAATTTGGCCTTTTGAAAGCACCTTATCAGACCAAGGTATTTTGTTCGTCAGGCTAATTGCTGCTGAATGCTGACCTGTCCTTTTGATCTTTGCACTTCCTCTTGCCTTTCCCATATGGCGCATCACCCATGCTGGAATACCTGTTACCTTGCCAAACGTAGATCCAGCCTTAACCCATCCAGCCTTTGATAAGCCGACGCGCTGAAAAATGTATTTCAGGTAATTGGTAAGGGATCTCTTCCCGACAGTCATTTTATCAATGAAGCGCCAACGGCCAACGTCCCGAGTGAATGAACCCGCTCGCGTTCTGCGCCCGTTTTTGTAATATCTTTTGTGGTGCGCTCGCATTTCATCAATGGAAGCGTTGGGCTTAAAGAATGTTTTTTCAACGGCATAAACTTTGCCGTCTTTATTTATCCACAATTTCTGCTCTCCGGTTGGAGATGCTTTGAAATTCTTTCTGACCTTTGGCTCGTCGATGACAAAAAACAAGGGCTGACGATTGGTTGTGGTTTCGCCATTGGCGCGCACTCTTCCGATAATGTCGCCCTTGATTGTATTTTCGCCCATTTTTTGAGAGCTTTTACTGAGTCCATATGGCGCAGTTTCAAAGGCTAGGTCCCTAGCCAATAGCCTTACTTGCTGCTTGAGTAGTTTTTGCCCTGAAACTTTAAACTCGCGTTCAAAGGCTTTTAGTTTTTGCTCCAAGAGCTTCGATGTAACGTAAGCCACGATCATCGGTGCTGCGCCTGAAGGGTTAGAATCCACTCGCTCATGCGGTGGTCATTGTTGACCTCCGTCACCCGGTAAGTCGTGCCGTTGGCTGTGATGGTCGTGCCGTTTGTCGGCGCGGTTGCATACTCGCATTTGCGGATGTGCAGCTCTGCGTCGATGCCTTGAATAAAGCCCCCGCTCTCTAGGTCGTCCTGCCGTGACACGTCGCTAAGCACGCCAGTACCAGCAACGCCGCTGATGGTCACAGAGACTTTGCCGCCGCCGCAGTATTTCTGGGATAGACGGGCTTTATTGAAAAGGGCTTCGGCGCGTGCGGTCACATTATAGGGCGGATGTCTAAAGCTCCGGTGCCGCCGTCTCCCGTGCGTCATGCGTGTAACGGTGCAGAACTTGGTCGATGTGCAGCCCAGTTCTCACCCTCCGCCGTGCCTGCTCTGCCCAAACCCTATCCTCTCCGTAGCTGATGTCAGGGAACAGGCAATCCGCCACCAGCTCGCGCTTCCAGGCGCAGACGTGCCACGGAGCGCGGAGAGTCTGCCCACCCTCCACGAAGGGGCCGTCCTGGTTGTTCAAGTGAAACACGACTTCAGAACGCCGCCCGTTGTAAATCGCGTCTTGCCTGAACGTGATCACATCTGGCGAGTGCTTGATGGCGGCGAGAATCAGCGGGATCGTCTCGGCAAAGATCTCGTCGTCGTCATCGCAAAACATGACGTAATCGCCAATCGCTGCGTCCATGCACGCTTGGCGCTTGAGTCCGACTGAGCGGGTCATGTTGTCGAGAACAACGACGTGCTCGGCTTGCGGATGGGGTGCGATGAGATCCGCGAGGGAGCGCGTTTTGTCGATTCTGCGCCAGATGGCGGGAGTTAGGATGGAGAGTTTTGGAGTCATGGTGTTGGCTCGATTGTGATGTAGTAACCGCCAGTTTTAAATGGTGAATCGTCGTCGCAATGCGCGCCCCTGTGAGATGCTTCATTATCTGCGCTAGTGTGATCCCATCCATGAAAGTGATGGCGCTTACAGTATGGGCACCATACCGCTATTTGACCTGTTCCGTGCATCTTTCCTGCCAATAATGGACGTGCGCTTTTATTGTGTCTTTTCATCGTTCGTCTCCTTGGTTTGATTCTTCTTCACCCAGCAACGCCCTACCATGTGATATTCCCAGCCCATCTCAGCTAGCGCCCGTTGCACTCCTTCGGCGTCGATGTCGTGACCGGCGATGATGCCGCCTTCTTTGACCTTCGGTGCCCAGGCTTTAAGGTCGGCAAGAACTGAATTGTAGTCGTGAGCGGCGTCGATGAATACGCCTGCGAGGGATAAGTCATCAAAGCCAGTCGCCGCCATGACTGAAGGGATTGCCACAGTGATCACGTTATGGCTGCATCCAGCCGCTTGCATGTTGTGATCAAACTCCTTCATCACTTCAAGAATTCCCGTGTCAGCATCGCCCTTGAAGGTATCAACAGCATAAAGCTTGACCGCCTTCTCTTGGTCCTGTAACCGCTGAGCAAGGTGGATGATGCTTTGCCCCTTCCACGCGCCAACCTCAACAAACGTATCGCCGTCTTGCAGCTTGCGAGCAATCGCGGTGTAAAAGTCACGAAAATCACACCATCCTTCAACATCCCATGATGTGATGTATCCGTTGCAAAGTCGTGAATAATGATATGCGCCTTCGTGGTAATTTTCCGGCGTATTGGACCGCTGATAAACCGCATCCATTTCACCCTTGCCGAATGCTGGATGCAAATGCTCAAAGACCACGTCACGCGCATCAATCACTACGCCGTCACGGCGAGCGCATTCGCTGAACCAGTTATCCGAATACATCGAAAAGAAGTCAGGGTGGAATAGGTAACCCTGCTCAATGTATCGCGCCCGGGTGAGAATCGCCATGCACAGCAACTGATCCTCACGATACCCGTCCCAAATTTGCAAAACAGCGCTTTTCGATGTGTCGCCGATACGGTCCAGAATGATTTGGTCCCAGCCCATCGGCGGCTCCCAATCGTCCGAGAGTTGAATCAGGATGTGGCCGTTGCAGACTTCCGCCGCTGCATTCCACGCACGCACAGGACCGCCACCGGGAGCGACCACGACATTTCTCCAGAGCGTGAGATATTGCAAGCTCTCTGCGTCGTCGGCATCAAGCGCGAAAATGTGTTCGATGGCGTCTTGATTCGCGGCTTTTTCCATCCACTTACGACGAGCGGCGGCGGCTTGCTGAAACCGTCCACGAGTTGCATGGAGCAGGCTAATCTTTGCGCCGTGCTTTTTGAAGTGGTTAAGCTCAACGGCATCGGCGCCGGCGAAATCCAGGTTAGCCCGTAGCGCCATAGCGTGAGCTTCTACGCCTTCACGCCCCCAGAGCGTTCTGCGTGCATTCCATGGCCACTCTCGCGGCTTTGGTTGAGCGTTCAGGCATCGCGCCCATGCAATCATCTCTTCGGGCTTCTGCCGTGCGAATGCGCCCTTGCACAGTTCGGCGTAAGCCTCCCGGCGTGAAGGGTCAGTGGCGACTGCTTGCAGGTAAAGTTGGGACCGCATCGGTTCCGCTGTTGATTTGGCGAGGAAGCAGTAGATTTGATACTTCTCAACGGCGCTGATTTCGGGGTCTTGAATGAGCAACGCTGCTTCGTTTTTCGCTTCGTCATGCCGACCAACAAGGTCAAGCGTCTGCATATAGTGGAAGCGGTGAGAGTTGGTCCGCTCCACCTCCGGTATCGACTCCAGAATCCGCATATTGCGCTCGTTGTTTGGAGCGCGGTGAGAGATGGGCGCGTGGACAATCTTCACGCTGTTCAGAGTGCCAATGGTCGCGTCTTCAACAAGCGGCATTAAGCATTCGTGGATGGGAGATTGCCATTTCCAGGCGTCGCGTCTGACGATGCGCTCACGCATGATGGTGATTTGGTCGTCGGGCACCTCGTAAGGCATCTGGATGCCGACTGTTTGGTCATCCAAGCCATCAAGAGCGCGGCGAATAACTGGGATAGCCTTGGGGTCTAGGATGTCGTCGGTGTCTGCCCACATCACCCAATCGTTAGAGGCAATGTTGAAGGCCATTTGGCGAGCGGCGGCGAAGTCGTCAACGTGCGGCCAGTCGTTGCCGTCTTTGTTGCTATACTCCACACGTTGGAACTGTATGTGATGACCCAAGAAAAACTGCTCCGCAAGGTATCGTGACGCATCCGGCTTTTGATTCCCAATCGCCCGCACCAAAATCACCTCATCAACCAACGGCGCAAAGGAACGCAAGAACCGCTCCATGATGTTTTCGACGTTGCCGTAGATTACGGCTAGGGTGAGCTTGCGTTTGTAGTTCATGGCTTCGGCCCCTCCTTCACAAAGTATTGCGGCTCCCACAAGAGCCCATTAGCGTCCTCAAAGCCGCCGTCAACGAATGTGACGTGAACGCAATGAGGATACCCATAATACATCACGCTCGCAATGATCCAAGTCCCATCTCGCGGCGCTTCGGCAATGTCTGCCCAGTGATAATCGTTCATACTCGAGTTCTTAACACTTCACGCCAAATCGCGCAACAAAAAAGCGCGGCCCCCTTTCGAGGACCGCGCCGCTTCGGGAGACGGTTAAGGCACCGTGAACAGCTTCAGCTCGTTGGTGACGGCGGTGGCGTAACCGTAGAGACAGTGCAGGTTGGCAAAATATTTGCCTTGCGCACGGCTCCAGTGGCGGGTGTAGAGAGCGGAGATACCGCTCTCGGCATCTACATACTGCTCAACGGCTTCGTAGTCCTCAGTGGGCAGGTATTCGCCCAGCTGACGCATTGCAACCGCAAAGGCGGTTTTGCCGCAGGCGAAGCCAGCAAGCGAGACGCTGTTGAGCGGGATGACATCTGAGGAGTAGATGTCCATGCCCAGCAAGCGACCAAGCAAGCCTTCCTTGATGGCAAGCGAGTCGCCACGGTTAAGGGCCAAGGTGATCTTGTCATCGCCCAGCATCGCAGCCTCGATGTCCATGTTAGCAACAAAGGACTTGTCGCCACGGACGCCAGCGGAAAGCAGGGCTTTGCGAGCGGCGATCAGTTGAGCGCGGCCATAGTTGGTCGCGGCAGTGGTGATGATCGCGGAGCCAAAGTTCGACGTGGTGATCAAGCTCCAGATGTCGGTCAGCACGGCTTGAGCCATGGAGCGACCAAGCTGATCGGCGAACTGATCGAAACGGCCTGCGTTGCTGGATTCCGCCAACTGTTGCAAGGTAAGATCCATCGGTGTAATCTTGCGCTTGTTCAGGTTGACGGTGATGGCGGTGATGAGACCGCCAGTTTGCTCGTAAACGTCACTCGCTTGCGTGAAGGTAGTGGTCGTCACGTTGCCGAAGAGCGGCACGATGACGGCATCACCTTGACCGCGCACCTCGGAGGAGATGTCGGTTGCAAATGCGTTGAGCGGAGTCAGGATCTCGGTCAGTTGCTGAAAAGCACGTTGACCGAACAGCTTATCGTTGAAGAGAGTAGCCATAGAAGGATGTGATTAGGATTTGAATTTGAATTGTGCGGCGCGGATGGCCTTTTGGTTTTGATTGTAGAACTTGCCACGTTCGGCAGGGTCGGTGATCGCGTCGTATTGCGCGAGGATGTCGCCTTTGTCGGTCTCGGCATCTGGCAGGCTCCGTTCAGATTCGGGAGTAAAGCCGAGTGATGCGACTTGTGCCGCCGCCTTAGCTTCTGCCGTCTGCCGTTCAGCTTCGAGCCGTGCGATTTCAGCGGTAGCTTCATCGAAGGCTTTGGCTTTTGGCTCAAGCAACGCCACTTGCGCCTTGAGCGCGTCAATCTCAGTCTTGGCGGCGAGGATTTCGCCGTCTTTGGCCGAGAGCGCAGCCTTTAGCGTCTCATCCGTTTCACCACCAAAAAGGGCAGTAAACCGTGACAGCAGTGACTTTGCCTGGGGTTCCGTCACCTCGACTTCGGGAGCTTGTGGATCAACCTCAGTTTCAGCATCCGCATCAACAGGAGCGATAGGCTCAACTGGCGCGTTTGCAGTTTCGTCCACAGGAGCGACCTCTGGAGCGGTTTCGGAATTAGCTTGGAGAGACTTGGGTGTCATCTTAAATTTGCGCGAGTCAAAAGCGCGCGCGCTAAGAGCGACTGCGCCAATCAGTTTGTCAGCAAATCCGCGCTCTACTGCCTCCTTGCCGTCCATCCAGGTCTCCGCGCTCATCATCTCGCGGATCTCGTCCTCGTCGTTGCCAGTGCGGGATGCGTAAGCGTTGACGAGTCCATTGCCGAGCTTGTCGAGCAGGTCGGCGGTGTCGCGCATTTCTTCAGCATCGCCAACAGCCAGACCCCACGGGTTATGGATCATGATGTAGGCGTTCTCTGGGATCTCGACGGTATCAGCCGCCATCAGGATCACCGAAGCCATCGACGCCGCTAGCCCTTCGACGCGAGCGGTCACTTTAGCCTTGTTGTTCTTGAGCGAATTGTAAATTGCCCAGCCGTCCAGCACATCGCCGCCTGGAGAGTGAATGGACAAATTGATTTCATCCAGCTCACCCATGCCGCGAAGGTCGCGCATGAACTGAGATGCGGAAATGCCCCACAGTCCGATTTCATCGTGGATGCTGATGTCTGCCGACTTTGGCTTGTCACTCTTGGCTTTGATCTGATACCATGTCTTGTTGCTCATTTTGATCCTCCTGGATGTCGAGTTGCTTCTGTTTAAATCCGTCCAGCGCGCCTTCATCGAGTCCCATCTCGGATTCGATCTCGCGGCGGCGTAAAATCTCCCGTGCCTTTTGCAGTTCGACGCTTTCCCAGTCGCGGCCTTTGCGTGCGTGGTAGTCGTTCAGGCTCATTACACCTGCGTCTAACTGCTCAAGCTCAAGACGTCCTTCACGGCCACGGTCAATGGTTAGATCTGCCTGCGGAATCCACTCGGCCCACCACCAGTTAGCGGGCGGCGGCGGTAGTTCGCCGTTCTTAACGGCCTTGGCGATGAAATAGGTGTAGAAGCGTTGGCAAGCTTGCTTCAGTCGTGCCTGCTCATGTTCAATCCAACGCTGAGTCTCGGCCATCAAGTAGCGCTGTGACGGTCCTGTCTGCTTCGCCAAGTCCCAGAGCACCTCAGGCGACAATCCCACGCCCCACGCGATATCACGCACCAGCCACTCAAGCAGCATCATCTGGTTAGGATGTGGACGCCCGTCGTGGATGACGGACAGCGCTTCGTTTTCCATGAGCTGCGCGACCATGCCGCCCTCGCGCATCTGTTCGATGTTGATGGTGCCGCCGCCTGTGCTGCGGGTCGTGACTGCGCTAGCAAAGCCCTGCGGCCCGTTGCCGCCTTTCATGGTGCGAACAAGGCCGACTTGATTGGCCATCTTGATGCCGTGCTTAACGTCGGCGGTGATCTCGGCGCTGTCCTGGATGTTGTTTAAGGCGTGAGCGAGTGCGGATATTCCCCTGACCTGACCTGGACGCTCAAAATCGGCATAAAAGATCGCGTTGTCCGCTGACACGCTCGTTGCGTTTTGCGGGTCGCTAACATCGACGAGGTTGTAAGCGACGTGCCGTCCAAACTTGTCGAGAAACACGCCGTCTTGGGCTGTTTTGCTCTGTCCGCTGGCGATTTGGTGGGATTCATAAAAGATAATGCGTGCGGTTTTGGATTCGGTTTCGCTTAACACTGAAAGCGAGTCGCCGTCTTTGATGCGGAGTCGGGTGAGCGCGATTTGCCATTGGAAGAAGTCCATTTTGCCAGCGCGGTCGAACACGAACGGAGTGCCAGCGCGCTCTTCGAACAGCTCCTCGGCCAACCGGTTAAACTCGCGGTCTGGAGTTGCTGCTTGTGGCTTGAGATAGCCAACGAGATTGGCAACACCATTGACGATGCGACGAGCAAGGCCCACGTCGGCATACATTTTGCGCGCTTTGCGAAGGATGGTGATCCTATCGCCGCCCGTTAGCTCTTTAGAGGTGTCCAGTGTGCCCCAGTTGATGTAAGCTCGGCGAGGACTCCACTGAGCGGCGTCAAAGTTCGTCAAGGCGTTAATCCCTGCCGCTGCTGGTTTGCGATTGCCACGTCGTCCTCTGCTCATGTGCCGAAAGTGCGGGTTGAAAAGTCCTGTGCGAACCACTTGTCGTTGTAGTCCGTCGTGCCGTTGAGTTCGTTGATCGCTTCTTCGATGCGTCGTAGCCACGTTGCGCGCTCGTCAGGCGAGATGCTGATGCCTGTAGCGCTCCCAGCGCGGGAAGATTGGCTTGTGATCTGCACCACGTCCTGGATGCGTCCCGCTTCTGCTTGCAGGATCGAGAGTTCAGCGGACTCCAGCTCGGAAACCGTGAACCACTTGACCAATTTTCGCACCCATATGTCAGACGACGCCATCGACAAAGCAACGGAGTCAAAAAATAATTCATATTTGCGCTTGCATACCAAACCGCTTGGGTTATTATTACATTGTCAGTCAAACAACAAACCAGAGCAACATCATGAACTTCACAAAAACTACTGAGCAAATCAAAGCTAACGAACAAATCACCGCATCCCTAATCATTGCGGGCCAAAATGAATGGGATAGACTGCAAGCAACCTACTCCGCGCAGGCTCAACGCACGGATGAAGAGTGGGCCTCATGGGAGGCCAACAACGCGACGGCAGTAATGCTGGGCGGCAGCATGAGTGGCGAAGAGCGCCGAGAATATGCCCGCACGGAACAAGACAAAATCACGCAACTTGGCCGGGACGAATTCGCTCGCGAATATGCCGCTAAGCAACTGCCAAACTATCGCCGCTAATGAAAAACAAAGCAGCTCAACAACTCGGACGCCTCGGAGGGCTTAAAACCTCCGAGGCTAAAAAAGCCGCCGCGAAGGAAAACGGCAAGAAGGGCGGGAGGCCCAAGAAGAAGCCATGAACAAGCCGCAATCTATTTTCATTCTCGTTGTTGGATACTCCCGCAATTCAATAGCAGGGCAGTATCTCATGGGGCCACTCCCGTCCTGGATGGTGCGTCGATCTGGATACAGGTTCACAACTGACACTGAGGGAGCGTGGTATTTCCCGAGCGAGAAGCAGGCCAGAGCGAAAGCGCGGATTGTTGCGCGTCACATGGATTGGAGTGAGCATGAATTAATGATTGAAGAGACAACACTTAATCCTCAACCTCCGGTGGCGCAGATCCAAACTGATGCGCCACCAGCCACCAACTAAGCACCGCTGAGAGCTTCAGCGCGTCGGCATAGTGGTCATGCGCCAGCTTCTTCCATTGGAGGGGCTGGCGTTTGTGTTTGGCCATGATTAGGGCCATGCCAGAAAGCCCCATGATGTAGTCTGGCCCAATGTCCTCGGGAAAGTGCAAGAGCGGCGGGAGACGCTTCTGGACGCGATCAAGCCAGAGCGCACACTTGATGCGGAAGTCCACGTAGCTGGTGAGCATCAAGCCCGGCCAATCGTTGATTTGCGACTGGTTGAACGTGCCGAATGCCTTGTCGTTGCCCCTGGTCGGCCAGAGCTTGCCGCCGCTCATGGCGCAGATTTTGTAAATGCGATCGGTCGCCCATGCTGAGTCGATCAGGCCGCCGCTAATGCCCACGGTTTTGCCGCTCGGCATGGCGTATTGCTTGGTGCCGAGTCGCAGTAGATCCTCGGGCGCGATCACTTCGCCGTAATCGATCACCCAGGCTTCGCCCGTTTTCTCCACGGCCGTCACGACGTAGTGCGTTGACTTCTCGCCAGGGTCAGCGCCAATGGAGATATAAGCGGGATCTTCGACGGGACAGGCGCCGAGTCGATAGGGCGCGCGAAGGCTCAAGATGTCCTCGTCCTTGACGGTGGCTGAGCGCTCCTCCCAGGGTAGCGCCAAGGTTGAGTTGAAGAAGTCTTGAAGGATGGACGTGTCGCTTTGCGCGTCCAACCACTTCACTGCCAGCGTGCCGAAAGCACAGGAGCGCCACGGAGCGTAAAGGGAGTTGAGATGATACCCGACGCGCCCAGGCTCAGCGTTTGGATTGGTCGAGATCCATTTACCGCCGCGGAGCATCTTCGTCTTGTGGCTGTCGGTAATCTTGCCTTTGCACTCTTGGCACTCGTAGTGGGCCGTCACGCGAACACGGGCCTTGTCCCATTCGTCCTCCTTGCGCTCCTTGTCATACCAGCGCACCTGCGACCATTCAAGCTTGATCAGCTCGCCGCAGTGTGGACAGGGAACCATGAAATAGCGCTGGTCGGTGCGGAGGAATTCTTGCCAGACCGTGCCGCTGTCCACGGTCGGCGTGCTGGTCTTGACGCGCAGCGGGTTGGTAAAGCTCTTGGTTCTGTTCTCTGCGAGCTGGAGGGCGGATGCTTCGTTGCCGCGCTGGGTTGCGAACTTGTCCACTTCGTCCATGACGAGCAGACCGCACGGGCGAGATGCTAAGTTCGCTGGCGAATTTGAACCGACAAACGCGAGACCTGCGGCGGTGAAGTCTTGGGATAGCGCCGTGATCTTGCGCGGACTCGGATGCTTGAGTGCTCGCAGTGGGCCGCAGTCGTCCACCATTGGGAGCCATCGGGTTTGTGAGAATGACCGGGCGAGATCCTCAGATGGCATCACCCAAAGACCGGGCAGAGGTCGGTGGACGTAGCGCCACGCCGTGCCCACCATGATCGTGTTGGTTTTGCCTGTCTGCGTGCCCCAGCAAAGCACGATGTCGCTATTCCGATCGTTGGCGAACATCTCCAGCGGCTCGCGGACGTAGGGAGTCAGGGCGGTGGAGTATGGCCCTTCGTTCTCGGTTTGGCGGATGCTGAGAACGATTTCATCTTCGGCCCATTGCCACACCTTGCGGTTGTCGCGTGGGGCGAAACAGGCGGCGAAGGATGCGGCGAGCGATTCAATCACAATGCTCAAGTTTTATGCAATTAGCAGGCAGTCCGTAGCCCAAGTCATCAACCAATGATTTGTCCTCATGCTGAAAGCCCATGCCGTATTGCTGACTCGTGCCCGTCACCTCGTGCGCCAATTCGCTCATGTGCCAATCGTTAATGACGACAGGCAGGTCGGGAAGCGTTAGGAGCTTGGCGGCTAATTGGTGAGCGGTCATGGCAAGACAGAGGGCGCGGTTGATAAGGTTTTGAACAGCGACTCATCCCGCCACCTTTCAAGCTGTTCTCTCGCGTGATCAGGATCGCTGGGATTGACCTTGGCTGCAAGCGCTCCCGGCATGGAGTCGATGAGGCCACGGAGACGGGCGAGAAAAGCGGTAAACGTGGACTGCGCGGCTTGGGTTGTGATCGTGATCTTGTGCGCCTCTCTAAGCTTGAGGACTTGAGAGTGCAGGCTGGGATACTGCTTGGCAATGGCTTGATGGACGGTGAGCCATTTGCGGGAGTCGTCGGCTAGTCCTTGCTGCCAGAGTGTTTCGGCGTTCTCCTTCGCAAAGTTCCGCAGTTCTTCGACCTCGGCAAGGTAGCGCTCAGCCTCTTCGACGGTTGCGGCTTGGCGAATGCGGGCGGCTTTTTTTTCGGTGGCTTCGGGAGTGTCGGGGAGGGGGTTGGCTTTGTCTGCCGCTTTGCCGCCCTTGATCTTGGTTGGGTCAGTGTTCTTGTCGCGCCATGATTCAGCCGCTTCGATGGAGTCCAAAGGCATCCCGCGCTTGACGAGTTTGTGGACGGCCACAATGGAGACGCCCCAAAGACGGGAGAGTTTGGCCTTGTTCGGACCATGAAGGGCGGCAACGGGCCGCAGGGCTTTGCTAGCGCCGTCACGACCCGCAGCACAGGTGGCAGCACGATCAACATCGAGCAAATGCGCGAGGGCGGCATAGTCGGGCAGCTAATGGAAAATGAAGCGCTTTCCGTCATCCACGACGGGCGTCCACATCCAAACCAGATGATGCTGCTTGAGTGGCTTGTCCGTGACATCGCTTGGGGCGTTGGTCTATCGCCTGAGGTGCTCTGGGACTTAGCGAAGCAAACAGGGCCAAGCCAGCGCTACCTAATGGCTGAGACTCAGCGTTGGATTGAGCATGAACAGGCAAGGCTCAAGCAAGCCTGCCAGCGCTTCTACACCTACTTTATCGCCAAGGCCGTGAAGAATGGCGAACTTCCACCGCCGCCGGCGAACTGGTGGTGGGCTGAGTGGATTCCGCAAGCAGACCTAACCATTGACCGTGGCCGCGAAGGGCGGCTTGAGCTTGAGCAACTTGAAGCGGGCGTAATGAGCTTGAATGACTACCACGCACGCAAAGGCCGCGACTGGGAAAGCGTGGAGATGCAGAAAGCGCGGGAGATTTTACGCCGCCGAGAAATCGAGTCTGAAATGGGACTTGATGAAGGCGCGCTTGACGGATTCAAACAGAAGCAACTCGACATCCAGGAGGATCAAAATGAGCAAAACATGGTATCAGATCAAAGCCAAGAGTGACAAGCCAAAGTCGGCAGACATTAGCATCCACGATGAGATTGGATTGTGGGGCATCTCCGCATCTGCATTCATGCGCGATTTGCGCGGCATGGGTGAGCTGGATGAGATCAACCTTAGCATCCATTCTCCCGGCGGCGATGTGCTGGACGGCTGGGCGATTTACAACAGCCTGAAGAACTCCAAAGCTAAGATCACCGCTCGCGTC